TCCAACACAGTCTCACCTCAACAGGGAGCGGTGACCCAGACTCCGCACAAGACTTTGCGTTCCAGATCGCCTTAATGTTCCAACACAGCCTCGTGCCCATAGCCGTCGGCGCCACTTGGATGGAAGGTGATCCAGTAGACACTATCCCCCGCAAACTACTTGCCCTGTCAAAACTGGACGTACCTGTCCTTTTAGGCTCAGCCTACAAGAGGGGAGGACCGTCCGAGTTAGCCAACTTGATTATCAACGAATCCAAGAAGCGCAGTGCCGGGGAGCTTCATCTCGTGGTTGGCGGCACCACCGCCGATATCCGATACGCTTTCCAGAACGGAGCGGATGCACTCAACGTCATACTCTACCTTACACCCAATACGTGGAACTCCAATAACTCCGAAGGCGCGACCGAGTTCATCATGCGTAAAGCTAAACGAGTCAGTACCATACCACCCGAGCATTTGTGGCACGACCTCGGCACTAAAGGGGGGAGCCTTAAAATACTAGGCCTAGCTCCCTACGTTTGGATTAACAACAAACGACACAACGCTATGTGGGAGGCTGGCAACAAAGCCGACAAACTACACCAAATAAGAGCAATGAACACCCAGATGGGATCCACACAGAGTGAACACCCCCTACGAGCAGCGGACTACAGACACCTCGCCGACTTCTTTAAGCTGCCCAGCGGTAACCACGACGAAATACACAGACACGTGGATAACGGCATAAAGATACTCGACGGCGTACTGGCGGCTCGACTAAGCATCTTCGGCGGTCAATAACCAACCACTTAAATACGAAAGGCTACAACATGAAAAAACTTACAATCATTAGACATAAATTTGTCGGAATCGGCGTTGGATGGGAAAAATATAGAAATGGTTATGCCGTCACAATATCGCTACCACTGCTGGCGGTTTGCATAATGGTGGGCGACTGGCGGTAAATAATGAACCACCCCACCTCAGCGTAGGGTACAAGCCTTTTAACGCCGCAGCGGGCAAACGCGGCACGAGACAAAGAGATTAGCGTGGGAGCCACGGTTGTCCACAAAGGCATTTTGCTATAAACTGGCTTTTATTATTATATTAATATGATAACACCCGTGAAAGAAGTCATAGAAAGAATCACCACGCTACAAATAAACCTTCGCGCAGAAGTTGCCCGGCAAGTGGAACACGGCGCAACCCGACAAGACACATACGAGGCTATGTCGGATACCATCTTGGATAAGTTTAAAACGCACGTGTCTCCCGCATGGCTGGCGGGTATCAACCGCAGTACCCCACGATCCTCGTCCCACGCATCCATTTCGAGGATCACGGCTGTCGAGGCGCTGCTTTCGGGGAAGCATCGAATATGGTCGTCCGCGGCTCACGGAACAAATTGAACGCGTTATGTGTATATAGGATCTCAACTCCACCTCTCGGAAAAAAATAAAATATACCCGTAACCAGTGTAACGGTGTAACTTTCACTAACAAAGCTATTGTGTATAAGGGTTTCAGAGATAACATAAGTTCATTTCTAAAATGTAACGTACAAATGTTTATGTAACCCTTAAATCGAAAAGTGCGTTAAGGGGGTCTGAGTTTTTTTTTCAGTAAAAATATTTTCAGATCCTATATAGACAGAACGGCTGTTTAGTAATAAACTACCTCTTAATAACTGGATATAAAACATGCCTACAAAGAACACCTCTAAAACCATACCCGCTGTTGTTAAGCGGACACGCGGACGCCCCCGGGCTACCGCAGCACAGCAACTAACCCGACGACAGGAACTGTTTGTGAAAGAACTGGTTTCTAAGGACGGACAGATAACGATGCGGGAAGCTGCCGTTAACGCGGGATATCCTGTCAGCTCAGCGCATACTCGAGCTTATGAACTAACCAACCAACATATTAGCCCGCATGTTGTTCATGCTATTAGAGCTTATCGACAAGAGTTGGACGAAAAGTTTGGAGTAACATACCAACGACACCTGCGGGATTTGCAATCCATTCGAGACATGGCTTTGACTAATGGCGCCTATTCAGCCGCCGTTCAAGCCGAGTACAGGCGAGGGCAAGCGCAAGGTGACATCTACGTTAGCAAAAGCGAAATAAGAACAGGCAGTATTGACTCCATGAGTAAGGATGAGGTAATGCTTGCACTAAAAGAGATTAAACAAACTTATGCCCCGATCACTGTCGACATTACTCCCGAAAGAGAAAGCAATACCCAGAACCGCAACAAAGCGAGAAGCCGACTTATGGAGGCTGATGAAGGCGGGGATAGCGAAGAACCCGAGGACGTGGAAAGCAACGCGGATTGAAACGTGGGCGATGCCCGGCATTCCCGACGTTTTACTTTGTGACGACGCGGGACACTTTCATTTCATTGAACTCAAAGCCACCAGTGGCAACGCCGTGGATCTCCGACCACACCAAGTAGCGTGGTTAACCAACCACAGTGCGGCAAGTGTTTGGGTATTGGTTCGCAAGCTGGCGACTAAAACTTACCCACAAAAGTTTTATCTGTACCACGGAAACCTCGCTATGGATTTAAAGATGGAGGGTCTGAAGGTGCCATCACTTTATTATGCGGAGGAAGATTTCGACTGTGACGCTGTTTTGGGGTTGATATCTCCTAGATAATCGCATACTATTCTATATTCCAAACTTAACTACGAATAAGGGTATAGAATGAAAACAGTAATACACGTTAACCAACACAACATTAAAGCCAACGCCAAGGGTGCGAACCTCCCGGTGTTGACTGTCAAAGATTACAAGCAGAACCGAAAATGTAATGCGGCTTTTATTAAAGACGAAACAGGCGTCATCATTGCCAAGCTCGTCTACCTGCCAAACAAACCACTGTCGTGTGGTGCTAAGGTTTGGATAGAAACAGAAATGGTTGTAGAAACGGTGAGGGTTTAACGATGTTCTTTATTGGATGGATATATAGAGTGTTGTATGGTAAGGACGCAGCCGACGCTCTGGACAGACCGCCACAAAAGCGCCCGCCAAAGTCAAACCGTAGACGAAAAAAGTAAAACACTAGCCCGCCAATAGAGCGGGCTTTTTTTTGCACGGCAATAAGAGTAGTTAAAAAAGTAAAATATTAGCTTGCAAGATATACAATTATCTGCGATATTATAAGAGAGGCGCAATTAAGCGTCTATCCTACGGAGTAATACCTTATGAGCGAACTACAATACAACCAAGAATGGCAGACACAAGCACGGGGCACGAACGCTCAAGAGTACCAGATCTATCTAGCCACCTCAGATAGCCGTGGTAACGACATCGCAGGCAACCCTGTTAAAACCTATGATGAGTGGCTCAACTCATGATGACGGTAAACGAGATACTTGCCGAGCTGGAGAAGAAGCAACAAGAGTTGCAGCATGCTATAGGGCTGTTTAATGGAACGCGGCACCAACATGCACTCAACACCCAAGCTAAATTATCAGCGAAAGAGGTCAAGGTGCGGTGCGCCATTGCAGCCTTAATCGCCCCATCCTTGTAAACAACAACACTACGGAGTAATACCTTATGACTACTTATAAAACAAACGCACTTGAACACGGCATTGGAAACTCGGCGGTTTCCTCAAATTGGTACAGCCGTCCAGATGACCAGAAGTTTTTAACGCTCGATGACATGCTCGCCTATAAGAAGATAGATGCGCAGCGAATGACATCACGCACTGTTGATACCCACAAGATTAAAATCATAGGGGAATTCGACGAAGCCAACCCAAGCCGTGGCAATCTTAGTGTTCAGTATCTCGATGATAATCAACGCGAGCATAACAACATCCCAACAAACTGGTCATTCGGCCAACTATCCCAACTGGCGGGGGCGCCCTCTGGCTATATGCGAGACCTACCCGCACCTCTTGCAGCGGACTGTTTAGAGTGGGGATTGAAATATAACCGAGGTAAAGAGCTGATAAAGGTTTACGGTAACCATACCGACGGCGGCGAGTTGAGGGCCGCAACGGGTCCAGAGTATGGCCGCATTTACGACTGGGAAATATTAGAACCTGTGAAACAATTGGTGGACGCTTCTGGCGGACGTTGGAAAGTGCCCGGCATGATGACTGGAAGTAGCGGAGGCATGGCCGTCTATGATCCTGAAGTTCCTGTTTCACTGGACACCACCACATTGTTTGCAAGTGACCGAGACGTTTTTGTATTCTTAGTGGACGACCGAAACCCTATAGAAGTGGGGAAGCTCGCCAACGGCGAGCCTGATCTAATGTTCCGAGGGTTCTATGCGTGGAACTCTGAAACGGGATCCAAGACTGCAGGCATTGCCGCGATGTATCTGCGAGGCGTATGCATGAACAGAAACCTTTGGGGCGTCGAGAATTTCCACGAGATAAAGATAAGACACACCAAGTTTGCGCCTGATCGTTTTGCGCAGGAAGCACGGCCTGCTTTGCAGTCGTTTGCCAACGGTGCAACATCTACTTTTGTGGAAGGTGTGATGGCCGCAAAAGCAGCTAAGATTGCAAAGGATGATGATGACCGTCTGGACTTTTTAACCAAGCGAGCAGGGCTATCTGGACGCATGGCAAAAGCAGCCAACGCTAGACACCTCGTAGAAGAAGGCCGACCTGTTGAAACTGTTTGGGACGCAGCACAGGCGATCACTGCAATTGCTCGGGACATTCCACACCAAGACGCTCGCATAGACATGGAACGAAAAGCAGGCGCGTTACTGGATAAGGTAACCGCGTGAGTGGCTTAAATACGGAGCAGCGTAAATCACTGCATCGCAAGTGGGTCCAAAACGGCCAAGGCCTGACCTATCTACAATTCAGGCGGACGGTAGTACAAGGGTTTGATTGTGTGATGGTTCGATGGTGTGGCATGTGGTTGGGTATAGAAACCGACGGATTCACGCACAGTTAACAGCAACCTTTATAACTGGCCCGCTTAACAGCGGGCTTTTTTTGCTTGCACTATCTTATAATATTCTATATCCTTCTATATGCGGTGGGCAAACAGCCGCTTAACTTAACTTTACGGAGTAACAAGATGACCATTGTAAAAAAGCCAGAAGACTTGAAAGAGCGGTTTGACTTAAAGATACTATCAAACTGCTGCGGTGGCCGCGTATACCTGCGGCTTTATAGCGACAATTTTGATCGGGATCTAAACGCTTACATAGACGAGATAGACGTGCTTTGTAATAGATGCGGGTGCGAGTGTGAATACAGTGAGGAATCCCAATGAACAGAAAAAACTTAACACCTCAGCATGTCTTCTCGGCACTGTGCGTTGCCGAGCATGTACAGTACACTCGTGACCGTGACGACAAAACCGAGCGCAATCCGTGGTCAGAATATGAAGGCCGAAACGGATCCATAAACCTTAAAGACTTAATTGCAGCACTGGGTGTTGCCATCGATGACCAGTACCACAATTACCGTGGTGATGCCAAGACGGGAGTGGTTGGGGTTTTTGAAGGCGTGGCATACGATTACGAAGTAGTGCCCGCTATTGTCGACGCACTTGGTGCCAAGTACCTACCTTCCCGAGCATCTTTACTGGAGTTATTTGTGCACGGTGATAGAGTTATATCACGGGATTGCCATAAGGCGCACACGTCAATTGAGAGGTGCATTACTGTCACGTTGGGAGAGATAGCTCGCCGCAACATGGGGGACCACCGCATGAAGGAGCACGACCACGTGAATGCACTGGCCACCTTGATAGGTATTGATGCCGCCGCGACAGCCGCGACGCCTTTGGAACACGCCGTCGGTGGGTATTTAATATGGGGGTATTGGGAAAGCGAATACTACGGCGAGCCTGTGGTATTACTTGGAGAGGGGATTAAATAAAGCTTATCACTCCTTAACAGCCCGCTTGACTGCGGGCCTTTTTTTACCTAGAATATACGCTTTATCGCATATACAATATAAAGGGCAAAATTATGTTAAAAACAGTAGAGAATAGCGCAGCAACAAAAACCAGAGGAATCGCGGTCACATATAGAGCGGGCAATAAAGAGATGTACGGGACCTGTCCCGCATCATGTGAGCTGAACTGCAGTGGCAAAGGATCGCAGAAAATAGATCACGACTATTTTGATGCACTACTTGCTGCAGTACCTAGGGGAGGGATATCTTTTACTTACACGCATTTTGACTGGTTCAACTGGTGTGATAAAGCCAACAAAGAAACGACGGGCCAAACCGTGGTCAATTATTCGGCCAGTACTTTATCTAGCGCCGTGGTAGCTTCTCGCGTGGTCCCCACCGTCGTAGTAGTGGGGGAAGATCTTTGGGCGAACGGCAAAGTTTTCAGCACCGACGCCGTGCCAGTGGTTCGATGCCCCGCCGAATATAGGGAGAAGTTTTCTTGTGCAGACTGCGGTAATGGTATCCCCTTATGTGCCCGGCGAAACCGTGATTACATAATTGGCTTTACAGCGCATGGATCGGGAAAGAAAAAAGCTGCGGATCCTGAAACGGTTGGCGGCTGTTATGCAGACGGTGGTCGCGTTCGACTGCATTGGAATGCCACGGCCAACAGTGACCAGAACACAGAAACCGACGGCGAAAAACTGAAACGGTTTGCTGAGGGCCTTCGAGCGGGCTCGATTATTCGTCATCATGTTGCGGGCGATATAGGGTAAGCGCCTTGTGTTATCTAATAATGTTCTATATCCTTCTATATAGCAGCGGGCAATTGCTGCTATAACTTTTAACTTAACTACTACGGAGTAACAACATGACAGATTTAAATATACGTGCAGCGGATCTTATACTTGATAGAGTTTTAAACCCCACCAAGGCGGCTGAACTTGGTGCCGCAAAACCTTCGGCCCTTGTTGAAGCTTGCGGTTTGATTCCTGACTTTTTTGCAGACGCATGCATCACACTTGCGCTTGGTGTGGAAGGCTCGACACAATCGGCATTGGATGATATCGCGGACCGAATGGATGCCGTTTATGGGTGTGGCGGTTTTGGTTCCTACCCTTTCGACGGAACCCTTTCGAGTGATGGAACGTACGTGAGTCCGCATGAAGATGACGCAGATTTGCCACCACTTTGTCGGTTTGGTTTTAAGGGCACATTCCATTGCTTTGTTTATCAGTACGGCATCACGGCAATCAGGGACAACACCACTGGAGAATTTAAGATAGCTCGATTCGACTAAGTAAACCCACCCCAACGAAGGCCCGCTAAATAGCGGGCCTTTTCTTTGCCCTAATGCATAAACTTCTATATACTTCTATATAGCAGCGGGCAATTGCTGCTATAACTTTTAACTTAACTTTACGGAGTAACAATATGAGTAACTTTATAGAACACCAAAAGCGCGAAGGAAACCAGTTTGTTGCATGGTCCTTACTAAATGAATCGGGCGAACCTGTGAAGGTCGGAACCATCTTTGTAAAAGATGGCCGCAGCTTTAAGATCACCGATGGCGCAGCACCCAAGCACGAGGCCAGCACGGGGCGGGTTTATGGCGAATGGACCGATGGCGACAATACGCGGGAATATTTTCCCAACGTTTTCGACTGTAAATGGGTGAAGGTTGAGAAGTCTATTAAACTGGTCCAGCCCACCGTTGAGCCTGTCGACGCGTTCACCACTGCACTCACTGCGATGGTCCGCGATCTGGTAAAGGTGCAGCTTGTTGATGTAGTCCAAGCGACTATTGAACAACTGGCCACCGATGGCGAATTGAATGCGACATTCGAGGAAGTGATCAGCCAAACGCTAGACGACGGCGGCTACCTTAGCGCACATGAGTTTGATGTGTCGGATTATTTTGACGAGATCCGCGACGGTTTTAGCGAGGACATGCGCCGCGATGTTGAGAGCGTTATAAAAGAGATGATTCACGACGATAGCTTGGTGATCCGTCTAGTCTAACCGCTAGCCACCCCCAACGAAGGCCCGCTAAATAGCGGGCCTTTTCTTTGCAATATTCTATAAACTTCTATATCCTTCTATATAGCAGTAAACAATTTACTGCGACAACTTAACAACGGAGTTAACAACATGGGCACAATCTACAACATGAAAACCCGCTCAGGTAATGCGGCCGCTAATCAGTTTATAAACACTGATGCAACTATCAACGGCGTACATGGCGAGCTGTTCCAGTCGTACAGCTCAAACATTGCGCTAAAACCTAGCGACGGAAGCACCGCAATACTAGATGCTAATTACTGGGATTACAGCGTTACAACGGGACAATATAGAAACGAGTTCCTTGGTGAAGGCATAGCAGAAACCCGCGACAAGATCGCCCAAGGCGCCTACTTGCTGCGAGATCTGAACAGCTAACACCACCCACCCCAACGAAGGCCCGCCATAGAGCGGGCCTTTTTTTATGCCTGTTGTTTATAGCAGTTAAACTGGCCGTGCCGCGTGTCGCGGGCCGTGGTCCAAACCTCTCAGGCCGTGGATCGTTGGCCGTGGATCGTTGGCCGTGGTCCGATTGTCGCGGTAGGATTCCACCGGCACAAACTCCGATGGCATCGGCGACGGATCTTGGGACCGTCGCAGCGTTGGAAGTTAAACGCGAGCAGTGGAAGTTAAACGCGGACCATTTGGAAGTTAAATTAACCAGGACAAAAACAGGACATCTCGAGAGCCGTGGACCGCGGACCGCGGACCAAGGGCCGCGAATAATTCGCTAGGGTCCCTCGCATATCGGGTCAATATCCAAGGGCCAAAGGCCAAAAATCGCGTTTTTCGGGCCTCAGGGCCACGGCTCGGGCACAGCACCAAGGTCCATGTTTCTCTCAAATATTCATCATGAAAATGAAATGAGCATTAACTGTCTTATAAAAGCGTGTAAAATCGCATATAATCGTGGTCCGTGGTCCGTGATATGTTCCACGTGGAACATTATAAATCGTCGTTACATAACTAACTGGGAACCCTATGAGTAGAGCCACAAATCCTGCTGTTGAGGAAAAGGCATTGAAGCTTGAATTGCGATTAGCGCAGCTCGAGAAGAATGAAGAATGCCAGAATAATTTTTTAAAATTTGTGAGAGCTATGTGGCCGGAGTTCATTGCTGGTAGGCATCACAAAATAATCGCGGACAAGTTAGAGAGGGTCGCGAGCGGCGAGTTAAAGAGATTGATTATTAACATGGCACCGCGGCACACGAAGAGTGAGTTTGCGTCTTTTCTTTTTCCTGCGTGGATGATGGGAAAGAATCCGAAGATGAAGATTATTCAGGCGACGCACACGACGGAGTTGGCTGTTAACTTTGGACGTAAGACGAAGAACCTTTTGGACGTGGAAGATTACACGAATATATTTCCTGACGTAAAGTTGGCTGCGGACAGTAAGGCCTCGGGCCGTTGGGACACGAGCGCGGGTGGTATGTATTATGCCGTAGGCGTTGGGTCGAATTTGGCGGGACGTGGTGGTGATTTAATTATTATTGATGATCCTCACTCGGAGCAGACGGCGATGTCGGCGGCTGGTTTTGATGATGCTTGGGATTGGTACACGGGCGGTCCTCGTCAGCGGTTACAGCCGGGCGGTTCGATTGTTATTGTACAGACGCGTTGGTCGGAGAAGGATTTGACGGGTCAGTTATTGCGGTCGATGGCCAAGGACCCTTTGGCAGATCAATGGGAGGTAGTTGAGCTTCCGGCCATCTTTGAGGACGGCACTCCATGTTGGCCAGAGTATTGGAGTCTTGAAGATTTAGTCGCGGTCCGCGCATCGATACCGACGAGCAAGTGGAACGCGCAGTATCAGCAGAATCCTACGGGCGAGGAGAATGCGATCATTAAGCGTGAGTGGTGGCGTGTGTGGGATAACCCAAAGGTACCCCAGTTAGAATTTGTGATTCAGAGTTACGACACGGCTTTCTCCAAGAAGGAGACGGCAGACTTTAGTGCGATAACGACGTGGGGGGTATTTTATCCTAATGAGGGTGGGAGTGGACCCAATTTAATTTTATTAGATAGTAAAAAGGGACGGTGGGATTTTCCTGAGTTGAAGGAAAAGGCATTGGAGTTGTATAATTTTTGGGAGCCGGATACGGTTATTATTGAGGCGAAGGCGAGCGGTACCCCCTTGACACAAGAATTACGTGCGCAGGGTATCCCGGTTGTAAATTTCACTCCGAGTCGTGGTAACGACAAGTTAACGAGGGTGCACAGTGTGTCACCTTTGTTTGAAGCGGGTATGGTTTGGGTACCTGACGAGACTTGGGCGGACGAGTTGGTAGAAGAGGTTGCGGCCTTCCCTAATGGAGAGTTTGATGACTTGGTGGATAGTATGACTCAGGCGCTCATGCGTTATCGGCAAGGTAATTTCGTTCGGTTGCCCTCAGATGACTGTGAAGATGATGAAATTTCTGCTAAAGTACGAGTGTATTATTAACCGTATAGAAGGGAAAGCCTGCGTATGAACAACAATGCAGTGAATCTTGGAGCAGGCGGCTTTGTCTCTTATTACGAGAACGGCGGAGCCACTGTTGTTTTAGACCCGTCCGTCGAGGAGTATCAAGAGGGCTTTGAGGAGCCTGATTATTCCGAGCAAGGTGTCGGGTCCTTTTTAGCTGATCAGTTTATGTCGATGGTGTCTGACGCAGAGGGCTTCCCTTCGGACGAGATCCGCAAGTCGGGTCGTACCAACACGCCAAACCGTGACGAATATTACCCAGAGGGTCAGACGTTCTTTGAGTCGTTGGCCGATGACTATGGTTATCCCGTCGACCGGTTGGAGGATGGTAGCAGGGGCATTGCGCCTTTAGCGGGGAAGCACCGCATGGGCGTTCCGCGCTCTGATCTACCGAAGGCACAAGAATTAGAAGACGCACGGGGCCACATGTTGGCATCCGCGATGGCGGCCAGTGCCTATGGTCCCGAGACAGCGTCGTCGATTGGTAACCTAAACGAATATAAAGACGTGTTAACCCCGTTCGGTAATTCCCAGCATAAGGTAATGGACACGCGCAACAATGCGGTAGGGATCAGCTTGTTTAAGAAAGCGGGCATTGGTGCTTCTACGGCGCAACTAACCGAAATGGTTGATAAGCGTATTTTCGATCAGTTGAATGTAATTCTAGGCAGGACACCGGAAGAACGCGAAGCCCCGGCGGCAAACCCGAAGTGGCGTAAAAATTTCCGCAGTCCCAAGGAGGGTCCTGATGTATACTTCCCTCGAGAAAAATCCGGTCATTTCGTAAAAGACCACAAATTTTAGGAGCGTCCATGGCAAACGGGAAAACAAATGCGGGGTTGATGGATAGGAACATTCCATCTCAGATGAACATGGAAGACATGTCAGCTGAGGTCGAGCTAGAACTCCCTTCTTCACAAAACGACGTTATGGCAATGCTTGGGGCGGACGAACCCGAAGGCATTGAGATCACCACCGAAGACGACGGTGGTGTAGTTATTGATTTTGATCCTACCGATCAACGGGGCGAGAACCTTGAGTTTGATGCTAACCTTGCGGAAGAGATTCCGGATCGTGAGCTAC